ACTCGTAGGGCTTAAGGCATTAGCCGTGAACGTGCCATTTGGGGCAATATACGCATCCGTTGAACCTGTAACCCTTGTTACTCTTGGTGTACTGCCAGCCGATAAATTCCAATTACTCCCAGCTGCCCACGTTTCGCTATGCCACGCCAAATTCTGCGCACTCGGCTCAACCAAAAGCGCAGGGCATCCAACCGTTCCACCGCTGGCGAAGTAGTCCAAGCGAGGTATGCCCGAAGCCACCGATTCAATCAACCCAGCAGAGTTGACCCTTGTCGCCGCAGTCGCACGGGTTACATTGAAGTCGCCCGATGCACCCAGCACCGTACCATCCGAAGTCGTTGCCAAGGGTGTGTAGAGCTTGCCTGTCTTAAACCGTGCAGGAACTAATATCAGCGAAGGTGTCGGCATTGTTAGAAGTTGAAGATTGCAGCGAATCGGGCGTACAAGCAGACATTCACGGCAGCCTCGGCAGCGGTCGCACCATCAGCCGTAGCCCTTGCATTGAACGCTGCCCATAGCCCAGCAGCCACTCCGCCTTGGAGCATATTGGTCGGGTAGCCGTAGCCGTAGCCTATCAGCATTAGAGGAATGTATAACCGATGACCGAACCGACCGATGGAGTGACCGCAGTAATCTTGCCTCCATTGCGACCGCTGATAACGATACCAGCGGAAACGGATTTGCCACTAAGAGCGTAAGCGGTCAGGAGGTTCTCGCCACCAGTTCCAGTCAGCGTTGTAAAAGTCGCAGCGGTATTCACTACAAGAAAGTCGTAAACCTTGCCGCTCACGGCAGCATCAACGAACTCCATCGAACCGCCCTGTCCGAGCATCTGTTGCAATATAGGTGTAGGCATTGTATTTGTTTTTAAAGTAAATGTATTTTAAGTCGGAATTTCACAAACTCCATGCCCGTAAGGAATCTCAAAGGTCATCGTAACCTGCCACCCTGCTGTGCGGTCATCTCGGCTCTCTACAAAGCGTGTAAGGCTTACGGAGGTACTTAGTGTCCATTCCTCGCTTGGGTCGTTTGTAAGCGAGCTAATGAAGTCCTGTGCGATTTGCAGTTGGTCGCTCAAAACCTCATCCTCGTTATCCTGCCAACCCAGCGTAGGACTGCCCGAAACCACTCCGCCCATCGGCTTAATGGATTCCACACGGTCAGAGAAATATACACCAACCACCAAGTCCAAAGAGCCAGCGTTAGTAGTCGCAGACTGAACATCCGCAAAGACCAACGGGTAAACAATCCGCTCACGGCTTGGTGTTCGCAGGTTGATTACATTGTCCGTTCCCACCGCCAACGGGTCCCCCGTTCCGAAGCTGTTCACCTGCGGATGGCTGTTGGCAAGGTCCAGCAGGGCCTGCTTGATTTTTATCCAAGACATAGTTTTGTAGTTTCAGTATGTTTTTCTTATGCGCTCCCATCTTAGCAGTCGTTGCACCCTCCGAGAGGTCCATACGGGTAAGGATAGTCCAAGTTGCTTACACCCATTCTTCGGCCTCTATCCAAGACCATACCTGTTCGGTAGTTCGTTCCATTCGGATAGATGGTGTCCAAAGCGGATGGAGGCGAGTTCCACAGCGGATAACTGTTGCGGTTCTCCATCAAGTACCGGGTAATGCGTTCGGAATACCACTCGGCATCGTTCTTGACCTTGTCGGTCAGCCGGGTGATTTCTTCCATGCTCATCTGCGTGGATTCCTCGCTTGTTCTGCGGACCATGCCCTTGTTCATGTACTTGAACGCAAGGACCATCGGCAGTTCGTAATAGAGCCATTGAATCATTGCAGGCTGAATGTAGTCCTCTAACAAGGTTTGGTTCAGGGCCGTAGTCGTACCACTAACGACCTGCGTCACTAATTGACCGTACAAGGGCGAGCCAACGATGGGCTGAATCCGCATCTCCTGCACCTTGACAACCGTTGGACGGATTTGGGTATAGGATACGTTCTCGTTGATGATGCTATTGTCGAGCAGCGTTTCTTCGCTTATGAATAGTGCCTTCATGCCTTGCTGATTTTATTGCCCTTACGAATGACCAACTGCTGCTCCCATACGTGCCTGCATTGGGGGCGATTCACTCCGCTGGGGGTGTGGTACCAGCCGCCTCTGCGGTTCCAAACAGAGTACCCCATGATAGCAGAAATACCATCGATGTCGTCACGGGTGTAAACCTTACCCTGGTCGGCCAAGTCCAGCATGACCTTGCAGAACTCACGGCTTGTTTTCTTGTCCTTGTTGCTGAAGCCTGCTGCCCATGCGTATCTGTATCTCACCTCCAAGACAGGCTCGGCAACTTCCTTCACGCCTTTAGGCAGGTTCTGCTCGGCAATCTGGTCCACTGCCCTGCTGATTGGGTACCGGTCCTTGGTTATCAGGTAGGCCACTCGCTTGGCGACCTTCGCCTTGCTGACCCCGAACTCCTTGGCCATTTCTTCCACCGATGCGTCCCGGTTCTTCTTGCGGTACGCCTCAATTTTCTTGTCCAGTTCCTTTTCTTCTTCGCCCAGTTCTGCAAAGGCCAATCGGATATTTTCATCTATATTCGTATCAAATCGCATCGGCTTGGAGTGCATGACGTGGTAGTCGTCTGCATGGCTTCCGAACTTACTTGCGACCACTTCCAAGACCTTGAATTCCTCATCGCCCCAGCCGTAGTCCTCATCATCCTCTTCGCCCCATGTAGGCTCGCTGAAAGCTTGTGACTGAACTCCCAGCATCGTGTCAATTTCTTGCGATGATAACCCGAATCCAGCCGAAAGCATGGTCCGAGCCATCTCCAGTGTGATTTTCTCTTGCATGTACTGGCGAACTATACGCATCAGGTTTTGATACTCCCTGCCCGATAGCTTCTTGATGTTGTCGTTGCTGGCAAGTTGCTCAACGGCTTGCGGTTGCTCATCAGGCTGTGCATTCGGCCCAACCACATCGGCAGGTTTCTCAAGCGGTTGCAGACCTGCTTTTTCACGCAGTTCATCTTGGGTCATAATCTGCAACAAGGCCTGCTCGCTTAGTCGCTCCGTAATGGGTTCAACAGGAATCAGTTCCATCCCTTCCACGCCATTGAACGAGCCGAGGTAGTTAATCATCCGCTCCACCTTGCGTATCCTGTCGTTCACATATGTTGCCTTAAACAACTCATAGGCCTCGACCAATTCGTTGCGACCACCCAATTGGCCTTCGGTCTTCACTCCGAATAGCATGGGATTGGTAACTCGGTGGGCGATGAAGATTTCCTGCTGGATAGCCTTGTTGAGTATCTCGAACTGCTTGTCCATGTCGCTCGGTGTGAGCGGTTCAAGGGTAGGAGCCTTGGCAGCGTTGTCGTTGAAGGTCACCACGAACCTGCCAGCGTTATCCGTGCCGGAAAACTTGCGTTTGATTTGACGCTCAATATCGCCCTGCTCTTCGGGGGTCGGAATACCGTTGTTGAAGTTTATCAAGTACCCACCCCAAAAGTTATTGCGGAGGTTGTTGTTGTGGAAGTTAGCCACTTGCACGTCTGCCTCAATCCAAGCATTTCCCCCGATGTATTCCGGTAAAGGATAGTGCTTCACGCCAGCAGCATAGACCCTGTAATAAAACAACTGTTTACCGATACGGTTCTCCGTGTCAAAGGCTGGAATCTTTTCGATGTCCTCGATTTTTGGAAACAGCTGCATCATGTCATCGTTGTACCAATCCGCAACTTGGAACATCTTCTCTTCCTTGTCAACCCTGATTTTTTCAAATGGCACATGCTCCATCTTGGCAATGGTTCCTAACTTGGACCAAGTGACGGCAACCGCAAAGCCGTTGAATATCTCCAAGTCAAGGACCAGTTTCTCGGTAATGTCGTTCAGGTCCTCGGTGCTGGACATTCCATCGAAAAACTTGATGAAGCGAGCCTGCTGCTCTACGGTCAAATCCTCACCTGCCTGCCATCCACCGCCCATGATGTAGTTGACCTTGCCGTTCACGATGGCGTTGTGCTTCGAGGACCTGCGGTAGTTGTCCAGCAAATAATAAGGATATTCGTTTGCAAAACCATAGGTTATGTACTTGCCGGAGCGGTTCTCCAACATAACAGGAACCTTATGCTCAATCCCCAGCCATTGGGTGAAGTGTTGAGTAGATTTGGTACTCATAGCGTTACTGCGGTGAAGTTCAAGGCACTAATCGTGATAGTATAATCTCCGTTTATCGAATTGACGTAAATTGAAAATACATCGTTCAACGTGCCAGTCAAGTATGCCTCGAAGTAAACCGAATGATAGTCGCTGCTTTTGGTGGTCATGTCGGCAAGACTTTCGGGAATAATGGTCGCATTCTTAGCGATGTACCACTTATATCTGTGATTGTTGCCTGAAACAAAGGACAAGTTTGCACTCACCTTCAAGGCCGTACTTAATGCCGTTGCTCCTGTGTAGGTAATAGTTGCAATAGCAGCGTTTCGGCTAAAATTGTAGGTGCTTAGAATGCCATGAGCCATAGCAACTTGCAACGGAACTGCAACGTCTTCGGTGGTTTCAAAAGTGGTCGTTCCACTTAGCAACAATGATGCATAGCCTCGCTCCCTGTTTAAGGTTGCGGTATCGGCAAGGTCATCGAATAGACCGCCCACTCGTGCAGCGGTATTTGCTCCAGCAGTGGTTTCGTTGGTAATTGTTAAAGCACTCGCTTGGAGTTCGCTTCGTGTTTGTATGCTCATTAGGCAAAGGTTAAATCAAAGGTGAAATCAAAAATGCCTCCGCTTCCGAAGGCGTTGTAAGTAATCGTGTTGGAGTAAGTGTTGAAGCCTACCGTTGCGGTCTGTATAAATGCCAAGCCCGTTTCAACCACCGCAAGGGCTGCTGCAACCGTGCTATTGGTATCGTAAACTTCATAACGATACGAGCCTGTTTCAAGCGATTGAACCACGAACTGGAATCGGTCATAGCGGTCGGTGTAGTTCGAAAGGTTAGCGGATTTCAACAGGGTAAAGTCGGCACTGGTATTCTTGGCGATGCTGGTCAGTCGCAGGATGTACCTGTTTCCCGTGCTTGCTCGCTCGGTCCAAGTGACCGTGATGGTGTTGGTTGCGTCAGGATTTAGGTACAGCATCTAATCCTAAATGTACTGACCGCCCGAATTTCACAATTTCCGCCCAATTTTCCTGTACAACTCCGCTCGCTTCTTGGCGGTTTCGGCCACGTTGAATTGCTTCTTGATGTCGGCCGTAAGGTTGTCCGCTAAGCCTTTACGCATGTCCGCATCCAGCACCAACTCCCTCATGTGCCTGTGCCAGTTCTTAGGCTTGTTGTAGGGTACCAGAAAGCCGTTCTCGCCATGCCGAATTACATCAGAGTATGGAACCGTGTCCGATGCAATAAACGCCTTGTTCATCCACCCTGCCTCGACCGCTTTGAGTTCAGATTTCAGCTTGTTGAACTTGGTGTCTCGCAACGGTGCAAGGGTTACATTCACGAAGTTGTAGCCACCCACATACGAGTAGATGTCCGCAGCCTGAATCCGCCCGTAGTTCGCATTGCGACCCCCTGCGGTGAACACCTGCTCATAGCCCTCGTAAACTGGATTGCCATCGTTCCAACCTCCGAGGTAGATGCGGTACCTGCCATCCAGTTCCTTATCAAAGTACATCCGCTCCATGCCATCCCGAAGCAACTCGATGTCCTCACCATGCTGCGCCCCACCGAACCACCCGAACTTCACCAAGTGCTTGTCAGGCTCTTCTTCAGGGTGCGGAATGAATTGCTGGTACGCTTCGTAGGGTTCGTTCTGTAAAATGCTCACATTCGCATTGAGAGGCCGTATGCGGTCCGCAAGGTGCTTGGTGGTACAGGTAACCCAATCGGCCAGTTGGATGTGCTTACGGATGACATCGGCAAGTTTCTGCTCGTGATACAAACGGTACATGATATGCCCCGATTCCAGCACCCAATAGTCGTCCAAGTCGAGGATTATTTTGGCACCAAACTGGGTCAAGGCTTTGTACACATTGGCCACCTGCTCCAAGGTTCCCTGCACCCACAAACGACTGAACAGAAACAGGTCAATGGACCGCAAACCCTCATCGCTGATGGTGGTGATATTCTCGACGCAGACATAGTCGAATTCCGGGTAGTTGTCGCCCAAATACGCATTGGGCATTTCAAGGCGGTAGTAACTGCACCCAGTCGGGTGAGCGTTGTAAACGATGCAAATCTTCATGCCGTAAAATTAAAAGAGCGGCCATCGCTGGCCGCCCTTCCAAACCCATGAAGTGCAAATATAGTTTATCCCGGTTCAGGTACAAACGGTGCTTCACCCGGTTCCGCATTGCCCGAAGATTGCGTCCTCTGCCCGTCAGGTAAGTAACCTTCGTTCCCTTCGTTGGCAGGTATTGCCAAGCCTTCCTGCACCGCCATCATCGAATAGGATTCCAACCCGGTCAAGGTAATGTCATAGCCGTTGCGGTCGCCTTGATTGATGCCAGTCTGTGCGTTGCCAGCGGTCAGTTCAAGGCCCGTGTCCGAGCCAAGAATCCACTTGTTACCGTTTTTGTCCGTTACAATCGCAAGGCTTTTGGTTTCGGCAAGTCGCCTAAATTCATTTCGCAACCCGATGCTTAACTTATTCTCGACAAAGTTCAAGTCTTGCTGGTAGAACAAAGTGCCATTCTCCGTAGACGCTTGTTTGGTCTGCACGATGCTGGCCGTGTTGCGAGGTAGTTCGTACTTATAGAATGGATAACCCACATACGATGAAGTCGCTACGGTTGGCACATAATAACCAGCGTAACTGCTTCGTTCAAGTTGCACGCCCCAAATATGCATCGAACTGTTTGTGGCACCAAGCGTGGCCGAGGTCGCATAGAAAAAAAGCGATGTACTGCCTGTTGGAAAACTCGATGCAGTTGTAAAAGTTAAAGAATACCTGTTCCAGCCGTTGCCGTAACTTTCTTGCTTGTAGGTTGGCTTGGCGGCAATGGTTCCAGATGTATAGGTAAAGTTGGAAATAGTCCCTGCGTTTGGGTAGATTCTAAAACCAACTTCTGCACTTGCATTTCCGTAAACCGTAAAGGTTACATACCTCGATGCAGCAAAGTTGTTGTTTTTAACAAACGCAGAATAGGTGTAGGTGGTTCCTGTGGTTAGGTTTTCAAGTTGCCTAACATAGGATTCCAAAGGCGTTCCCGAAAACGTAACCGTGTCGGCAGTTGTCGTACCATCAGGAGCGGCAGTGGTGTTTGCCGATACCGATGCGCTCACATATTGCCAGCTGTTTGTGCCGTTGCCGCTGAAATCCAGTTGCTGGGAATACGACAAAAGGTTCTCCAATCCATATCCATTCAGCCAAGTGACCGTGCCACTTCCGTTGGTGGTTACACTCCCGGTAGGATTAAAGTTGGC